TAGACATATCGATAAGGGTAGGTTTTTGGAGGTAGCTTGTAAGCCAGTGAAGGATCGAGGCGGTAAGTCCTGCTCCGGCTGAAAGCATTCTATGGAACGAGGTATCAACTGAAGTCACAAGGAAGCGGTAATCTCCTTGGATTTTATGATTATCTCTCAGCCAAATCGCATGCTTAGCTATTCTATCATGTTCAACGAATGAGTGATTTTGGCCGGGGCTTCTAGACGCCAGCCAGTCTTTGACCTGTGGGTTATCACAATCAATAAAGCATACGCGCTCTACGATGGCCTCCAAATCGTTTTTAGTGAGGTCTTCCGTAGTACCAAGCAGATCTTTATTGTTAGCCGTCATGATGAGGCGTATAGCCCCATCCAGGGGCATTTTGCTGATGAACTTTCTGTCGATTTTACGCTGAGTGGATTGAATGAATTCTCGCCAGTTGCCGGTATTGCCACGTTTTTGATGACTCTCTGGCATGGTTTCGTCGGCCAAGATCAGAGGGCATTTGGCTATATCATCATTGAATCTATCCATGGCCGAAGACAGCGTTGTGGTGGCTTCCGTAGTCCAAATGCGTGTAAGTCCTTTAACTAAAAGGTTTTTTCCGTAGCCACCGGGGCTATGGAGATAGAGAGCGGCGCAGGGTTTCTCTAATTTGGTGATAACACTGATGAAATCGATAAGCCTGTCTTTCTCTGTGCCTCCAAGCAAATCCAAGAACGTAGCCACTTCCGCATCGTACTCGCCCTCTGTAATGCGTTTAGGGCATGTGGCTTCCACAAGGGTGGCTGTTTCGCTATCGTAGTATGAAAATTGTGCGTAAAGCGAAGCCTTAGCCGCAAGCGCTGTGGTCCCATATGACACCGTCAATTCTAAAACAGTTTTAGGGATTTCATTGCCCATCATGGGGCTTATTTTTCTTGTAAGAACATTTGCCGTGATGGCTGGTGCTAGATATTTATCGCACAAAGATACCAGGGATTTATCACTTACTGGGGGCAAGTAGGATCCGTTGAAAAATACATAGTAAGAGCTTCCGAATTGGATGATCCAGCGGTATTGAAATTCCTCCTCTGTACATTTGGCGTCCACTGCGAATTTCGCCAGCTCTTCCGGCGTGTAAGGGTAATCTCTTCCGCTATTACCAAAAGCCAATCGGATTTTTAGGGCCAGTTCTGTATTCTTTTCCTGTTCTTTTTGCTCTCGTTCTTGCTTAAATTTTTCCTTGGCCCTTTCGAGCTTAGCTACCATATTATCATGGTTGGCTTTCTTCGAGCCGTCTTCTTGCATCAAAGCGAAGCTTTTCTCAAACAAAGAAGCTACTTGCTTGGCATCAAAAGTTTCAAACTCTTCTGCGATAGCATTAGCTATATGAAAAATCCGGTTATCTCTTTCGCCTTTATCCGCAAAAGCTTCGCCTTTTGTTCCTTTAAGAATAGCGTCAGCTAGCCCTTTATTGAATTCGCTTTTTCTTTTGCTAAGCTTATCGACAAGTTTTCTGAGATCCTCGGATGTTATTTTGCCGTCGTTGAGTTCTTTGTCCGATTTAGACAAGAAAGTGTGAAGAGGGAAAGCGAGCCCCGTATTCGATTTAGTCCAATGATCTTTGGGATCCAAGGCTGCCGGCAAATAGTATCCACGTTGAACGTCTTTGCAGGCGCTGTCTAGCTTGCCCTCAAAAAAGGCATTCAGTTTCTGCCAGGCTTTAGTCCATGTATTTTTACCAATAGGCTTATCGAACGGGAATACGAAGCGCAGGCGATATTTTCCTTCCTGCTCTTTTTCTCTGGTGTGCTTCCATGTCGTATAGCATATATAACTGTACAGATTTAACTTCTTTACGATGCTATCGAGCTCTTCTCGTGAGATATCGTCGCAATCAATAACGCCAAAATGTACCTGAATCGCTGTGTCGTTAGATCTTGGCTTGCCTTCTTCGAACTCGCAAGGAGAGAACATTGTTATTCTCTTCTTAGCCTCGTCTGGTGTTTCTCCTGGTTTTAAAGTGAATCTTTCATGAACGGTTAGCAGCTGCTTGAGTTGCTGCCAATCAATCTCTTGTTGATCGAGGACTTTGTTGCTTGTCGATTCTAAAATAGAGATTTTCATTCTGATTTATTCTCGCCGGCATCTATGTGATAAATGGACCAGTTCGGTGCTGATCTTGGGAAGACTTCTTGAAACGCCATTTCCCCCGCAAGCTTTTCTATGTATTCCTCAAACCCATCCAAATTCCCTATAGGCAACTGATATAGCTCAGATAAGTAGCATACCCTATCAAATGCCGCCCTGACTTCTTTAGAGCTTCTCCCTGACATCCTAAGAAACTCCGCATAGCTCTTTATGTTTTCGGCGTATAGAACATCCGGCATAACACTCATATTTACCATTGTAATTCCGTGCAAAGATAGTGTGCTTACAAAGCACCCCACCGGAAGAAACAATGTTGATTCTTTTATGTCATTACACAGATCTTCGTATACGGCCGAAACATAGGAGGTTTGCATGTTAATCCTTAGAATGCTCCGTCTTTGAATCCTCGGAACTCTTCCGTATGGCGAGATTGTACGAGCGTTGCGGTATCTGAGATACTGTTTGTGTGAAGATCGGTGAATACTTTATAAGCACCGATGCCGGCAAACGCCGCGAGAATCAGAACAAGCGCCAATGGTTTCATTATTTAACTCCTTGATGTTTACGATTAAGCTTCATTTCTTCTTCGTGAAGAGCTTCGACAAAAGCATCGAGATCCTCTTGCTCTGGGGACTTTTGGCTTTCGGGCTCTTGTTTTTTTCCAAGACCTACAAATCGAAGAAGACTTTTAGCTGTGCTATGTGCTGCCCACAGCATGTCCAGCACAAAGAATAAGAAGCCTTCCGCAATCTCATTTAACGTTTCAATAATCAGTTTCATGTTCCCTCCATCGCTTATTATACTGTATTAATTTCCAACTGTCAACGTTTCAAATGCTACTTCTTCAAAAATCAGTTCGTTTTCGCCCTTGCGTTTCGGCCCTCTCCAGAAAAATCTAGCATCTTTTTCTGTCATATGTTCAGAAAGAACCACCCATCCCGACTCTGTTTTTCTCTTCACTACCCATTTCGTTTTCATAATTTACCTCTGTAATTCCAATATGATATCCTCAATTTTCTCTATCGTTTCCTCTATCCACAATATGTCTTGGCGCATTCTGCTTGCTAAAAAGGGCACGTGCTCTTCCTTGCTGCAGTAAATCTCGGCCAGCTCCTTTTTTCTTTGCGCGAGATATTTAACAATCACCGGGACGGCTGCCGAGAGCTTCTCTACGTCTGTCATTTCAAGTACTCCGTTACAGGCAAGCAGTCTGCAAAAGCTGTACGCACATCTTCTGAATTAAACATGGAAAGTCCCGTACGCTCCTCTATAGTTCGAGCTACCAGATCGAAGCAGGTCGATCCCCATTTATGGAGAAGATTTTCTTCTATGTACTGCGCCAAGGCTTGGTCTTGCCCCATAGCGTCCACATACTCCAACAAAAACATATAGCTATTGCCTTTCAGATTCTGCGTTGCCTTATATAAGGACGGATCATCAATAGACCAGCAAGTAAGTTTAATCATAATAGCCTCCCCTTCTTCTTCTTATGAGAATAACAAAGCAAATAATTTTTAGCAATAAAAAGAGGCCCGTTAAGGCCTCTTTTATGTGAACTATAGCACAGTATTAGGTACAATCACCCGTAGACGTTGCCGCAGACCAGGCATACGCAGGGCCAGCGAGTTGCTCACAAACGCAAAGACTCTTTGTTTCTGAGGCACCAGCGCCTTTTGTGTACATCACTTGAGTGCCTACCGCTGCGTTGTTACATGTAGGTAGCGTCCCCGAGGTAAGGACGAGCTTGGGACTAGTGACAGATGTCGCGAATGTGGGATTTGCCACCACATTAACTGTAATGTTGGCCGTTTCTGATCCGCCGCCTGATACCGAAATATTAGTGCCGGCCGTCAAATCAGCAACATAACTCCCTGTTGTATCCGTACCTAATGCTACAGCATTCGCTGAAATGGTAGTAGCAAAAGAGCCTGTCCCGGTGCCCGTAACATCTCCGGTTAAGGTGATGGTTTGATCACCGGTATTGGTGCCAGAGCTGCTTCCAGAAAAGTTAGCCGCTGTAAGATTGCCACTAATTGCTGCGTCAGCGCAAGACCCAAGCACTTGATTAGTATCTTTGCAGAGAACGCTACCATTTCGGTCGGTAAGACCGCTAATGGTAAGCAAACTATCGGCGTCTGTTTGGATAGTTAAATCGTCAGTTCCCGCTGGAGCAAAAGTAAAATTTCCCGTCATAGTGAAATCAAAATCTTGATTCACTGAAATGGTATGGGAAATAGTTTCTCCTGTAGGAGCTCCTGTTGTGGAAATGCCATTACCGGCGGAAATGTCTGCGACATAGTTTCCGCTAGTATCGACACCAAGAACACCTAAAGTAGCTGCTGCAGGAGGAGTTACTTGAATGCCTTCAAGAAGCCCTTGGGAGGCAAAGGTCAGAGCAGGTGTGAGCGAAAGAATAATGAATAAATTTTTCATATTACTTCACCACTGCAATGCAATTCAAAGTCTGCGAACCAGATGCTACCACACAGTAAAGGTTATTTGAAGCTACGGATTGGGTGCTTACGCCACAAAGCGCGGGATCAGTGCAGATGGGGTAGCCGGTTGTCGTATTGACCGTCGATCCTCCAAGAAAAATAGCAACTGCGCCAAGAGCAGAACATTGAAGAGAGGTATACGAGTCCCCCGCCGAGGCCACAACGGGAGTTGCTGTGGCGGCGCAGGTTACCTTGAACGCTTTAACAGTATCGCCCGTAAAGCCCAGATTTTGTTTTGCTGCAAACGAACATACAGATACAAGACTGATAGCAATAAATAATCCAATTTTATTCATATTATCTCCTTTAGTTAACAACTTCCACCGGCAGTTACAGAACCCCAAGCGTAGCTTGCTGCTCCTGTTTTTTCGCATACGCATAAAGAAATTTTATTAGCTCCATTATCGTACATTTCTAGAAGGCCTACGCCTGAAGAATCGCAGGTTCCGTGTGAATTAAAATTAGCGGTCATGTGGACGCGACCTCCAAAATTATTATTTTGGGCACCATTAGTTGTGATTTGTTGGATGGTGATTCGTCCGGAGTTATCCCATTGATTTACGGTACCATCGGCCAAAAAAATAGTATCTTCAACCGGAGCTGTGACTACAGTATTTTCCGTTCTGCAGATCCTAATATAGTATTTGGATACTCCATTTACGCTTCTCGATGCCCAGCCTGCGTTAATAAGCGTTTGTTTATCGAAATTGATATTTCCACTTCTTGTAAACCCAGATGTCCCGTCTGCCGGGGCGAATGTTGTAAATCCGCTAGCCGTAGAGTAGGAGAAAACGGGAGTGATGTTAGCGGAGGACGGGGTTGCAAGCGCAACCTGAATCTCGTAATACGTGGCGGCGTTGCCTACATAAACACAGTCATTATCCAATAAAAATAGCGTAGAGTCGGAGGACGCCGAGCCAAAATTTGTGGTAACGTCTGTGTATGTAGGACCTACCGTCTCAGTCCAGGCTTTTTCTGGGCCGGCCCCTAGAGCTCCCGTAAGAGTTACGACGGGAAAGACTCCGGTCCCTGCAATAACCGCGGCCACTTGCGCCGATCCCGAACCTTGTTTTTGTACGTTTATTCCCGAGGCGAATCCACCAGTAGAATTCGCTGTATCGATAATACGTAAATCGGGGGCGGCGATGTCTGAGACTGCCATCCCGGTAAGAGAAATAGTAGCATTGATGAAATTTGTACTGGCGTAGCCATTTTGATCGCCTGTGTATCTGATAGCAGAGGTACCCGGCCCGCCGGCTTTATGAAGAATTTCTATAACGCCTTCATGCGTACTAGGCGTGGTATATGAATCCAAGCGCAAAGCTCCGTCGCTTCCATTGGTGATAATGGAAAGCTGGTGGTCTGGATCGCAGGTTGTGGATCCCAAAGCCGTGTGTTTGGTGGCCTGAAAAACGCAACTATTAGCAAGATCTACACTCCAATCCTGGTTGGATCGAAGAGGATCAAATCCTGCGTGGGCAAGACTGGTGAAAAAAAGAACTGCTAAAATAAAATACTTCATAGTACTGTTGATTATAATACAACATACAAAAAGAGGCAATCTTTGTTTTGCAAAGACGCCTCTTTTATGTGTGCTATAGCACTAACTATTTAATAATATCTGCTGCGGGGTTTGGGGGGTTCTCGGCGTTTGCCTTAGGAATCGTTGGCAAAATGCTTCCGGTATCTAGCTTATCGGCCTCAATATTAAGCTTCCTTGCTTCCGCTTCGAGTTTTTCAACCTGGGCTTCTTCCAATTCATTCATCTGCCACAAAGACGGGAAGCATACCGACCATTGATCTATTTCTTTGCCTTTCGTGGGGCCTTTCTTACTGAGCATGATGAGCTTGACGATGTACTCAAGGATCGGTTTGAGGATATACATTTGCTTATGCTTGACCTGGTCGTAGAAGGTTCTCACTTCCATTTGACCAGTGGCGTTCAACCCCGAGGGGCTTTGTCCAAAGAAGATGGAATACGGAACGCGCAGGGCGCTGCATACCCTTAACATAAACAATTCTTGGAGTTGAGGGATTCCATTAAAACTATAGCTTTCTAGCTGGTAGTCTTCGTTGCTTTCTGCGTCGAATATAAATGGCCTGTTGTTGGACGCTCTGAGAAGCATGTCGGAGATTCTGTTATCAACATATTCCGGCGCGTTGGCTGATACTGCATCGAGGTATCCAGACATCTTCATTTTACCTTGGGCGGATTTCTGCATCATCCCAGCAACACTCTGGAATGCAGTAACGAGATGTTTGATGGGCTCTTCTAATCTTTGAAAGATGGAGTCTGCCCATCCTGCGTTCTCTCGTTTGCGATCATCGGCTGTTTCTGCGCCTTCAAAAAAGACTATGCGAGACTCATGAATAATGGCCTCTTGTAGGGAGAGATTGGTGACTGCCGCCGAAGGACTGGGGCGAATTGCGTATTGGCTGACTTCGCCATATTTGGGGTGCTCCGGATTGCTATAGACTGAATGCTGCCTAACATAGCGTTTATCTAGGACTTTTATGAAATCAATAGATTGGATCTTGTTCAAGTCAACGGGTTGGTCTTGAGGATTGCCGTCGTTGATTCCAATGTACATAATACCTGCACCGAACACGTTGCCCCAAATCCAGGCCTTCTGGGCTTTTTGCGTGAGCTGGAGCTCATCGCACTTCATGAAGACATTCTGTAATGCTTTGAGATCTTCGGGAGATGCTTGCTTATCTTTTTTCTCGAGCTCGCTGTCTTGCGAATATTCGCCCGTCTCGATCTCAAATCCCAACTTCAGCGCTTCACTAGGGACAAGCTCAGCAAGCCTAGAAAAGATGTCGTTGCCATGATATAAGTTACTGAGGTCCTCATCCGAGAGCTTAAGGGGCCTAAAAAATCTACTGAACTGTAAAGAATCTCTTGTTCTAGAGCCTACGCCTGTATATTCATTCTGATATTCATCGCCTCGGATGATTCCGCTGAAGCGTTTCACGAATGCTTTATTCTTCTGAAGCTGAGTAGGTTTCTTGTTTGGATCTCGTGCCATATTTACCTTCTAATCCATTTGGATAAAGTGTCCGCCATAGCGGCAATGTTTCGTTTATGTAGTTTGTTGAGCGCCATCGACATCGCATCCACTTGATCGTCGTGAACTCCGTTGTCAAAGGCCGTTATTTCTTCTATAAAATCAATAACCCATGGGGCTTGTTCTTGTTTTGGAAGCCATACGTTTCCGGCTTCCCATAAAGGCGTGACTGAATTTGCACGCGAATATTTATTTGTGTGAGGGGTCTTCTCCCCTTTAATGCCGCTAACGCCTAGCTTTTTTAGGGTATCCACAATTGCGGGGCCGTTGGAATTCATTTCTACGTAGATAGGTAGAGCCTTTGGCCACTTATGATGAAGCTTAAGAAGAGCGTCGACGGCCTGAGGAAAGTCTAACTTTTTCCTTACCTGATCCACCAAATAAAAGTCTGCCCCTGATTTCATCCATACTTGAGCGACGGTGTAGTCTCCTGTTCCGGATAGACCGAAAGCGGTATCTACTGTGATGATCATGTTTCCTTTTTCGGGGAGATGATCATACCTACAGATCCAATCTATTTTAAATAGATTTCCCTCGGCGGGAATGGGAGATTGCTGAAACTGGGCGGAGTAATCCACCGGACCTAGGCGGGCTTTCTGCCTCTTAAGTTCTTCTTCTGGATAGTACTCCGGCCAGAGAGGTTCGTTAGCCTCTGTTCTGGTATCGTACACTCCTAGGATATTTGATGTGTGCTTCCCTGGGACGTACTCCGCTGGGAAGATTAGTGATTCAAAGTCACTCGTCCTAACCAAAAAATCTGAGAGATCTCCTTCTCGGAGTCTCTGCATGATACAAACAATTCGGCCTTTCTTCTTGGCCACACGAGTGGGAATAGTTTTGCTGTAAACATTCTCTACTGTCTGGAGTTCCTTAGCGTCTACATCCTTGGGCTTGATAGGATCGTCGATAAAGACGTAGTCCACGTGCTTACCGGTAATTGCGCCCTTGATTGGGACTGCCCAGACAATACCGCCGGTATTATTCTTAATGGTGAATTTATTCCAGTTACCTTCCTTGGGGGAGCAAGTATCTCCCCAGTTGCTCTGGAACCAGTTGCTCGCTATAAGGTCTCCGCGCCTAACTGAGAGTTCTTCTAGAGCTGCCGCATTGTAACTCGTATATATGAAGCAGGCAGAAGGGCGTCTGATCCAAACCCATGCGGGGAAAAATACGTGAGCTATCACGGACTTTCCATGGCCAGGTGGAATGTTTACATTTAAATCTTTGGTGAGCTCTTTTGTTTCTAGTGCCTCAAGATGACGAATAAGCTGAACAGCGTGCATGGCCTCTTTGAATTCCCCGTCTGGGAAGGCCTCCTTCCATGCAATCTTAACAAAGGACAAAAAGCTTCTTTTGCAGAGCTCCTTCGTTAATGCTTTTTTGTCTATCTTTGGTGGCATCTATTAATCCAAGAACGTAAACGATCTATCTCCGTCGATGACTCTATCGTAGGCTTCTTTGGTAATAGGATGGCCTTGAGCTCCTTGTATCATTTGCAGAAACTCATGCTTCGAGTATAATCTGCCGGTATCTATATTATGAAATCCTGCGCCGGTACGTTCAGTTCTAATTACTGAACCTGTCGAGAGAAGCCAATATTCAATCATCGTTATTCTCACTTTTTTCTAACAAGGCCGATAACTGAGCGAGCTCCTCATCCGTCAGCTTGTCATAAGATATCTGTTTATTTTCTGTGCGGCTGGTAACTTCTCCCATAATCAAACGCTCGTATTTGATACCGAATTCCGCCATCTTTACCAGCTCTTCTGTCTTCAAATAAGGCTTAGGTGGGAGCTCTTCCCCTGATAGCCTCGCCATTTCGTATTCTTGAATGTATTTTTGCAGAATAGTAAATCCCGCGGCCGCAGCTCGCTGAGCACTCTGACATAAAGCCAAATGCTCTTCTGCTGCACCTTTTAGCATCATTTCTTTAGAGCTAATAAGCTCGGGTTGCATTATTTCTTCCGCTGCTTTAAAGTCAAAGGCGTTAGCGCGTGCTAGCCAATTATTCTTTTTAGCCAAATCGGCACAAAAAGGAACTCCCCAGCCGTATTTGGTTGCAACTTCTTGGATAGATCTAGTTTCGCTACCCAAGAATGTTTCAAAAGCCTCGTAATGATCTTGTCTTTCTCTGGGTAACTTGTCCCAGGGTTTTTTCTTTCCCGCTACTACGGGAAGTGTTGGTTCAAACAAAGACATTAAAAGTGCCTAAACAAGAGGATTGAATTAAACAACGAGAGAAGGAACGATCCGGCCGCGAAGCTTATTTTGAGAGCGTCATTGCGCATTTGGATTCTGTGCTTTTGTTGCTTGGTCATTCTTCGCCTTTCTGGTCTTTTTTGTTGAGAAAAAGGTCGTACGATAGATGGTTACGCTCATTCTATTGTGCATATCGTATTGTTTTTGAAGGGCTTTTGCCTCTTCCAAAGACTCGAATGCTCCCAGAATCTCCAATAGCTGGCCGCTAAAATGCTCAACGGCTACTACGAATGCGGGTTGTTCCTTGAGTGTTACCATATTCTGAGAATATTAGCACAAAAGTGAGCGAAAGTCAACAAAAACATGCAAAAAGTGCTAAAAAACGACATTTTTTACACAATATCATATGCGGTATCAAATTTAATCCTCAGTACCGCCCCGTCGTCTACTGGATAGGCCTCTATAAGCCGCCCCGAGCCCTGATAGTTCAAGGATGTGGTCTCAAGATGCACGACATGTAGGTCCATGTAATCCATTCTGGCCAGGGTCGGGTAATTTACCAGGGGGATCATGGCCAGAATTACAGCGTTATCCTCAAGAAGGAAACTAAGGACCTCTGTTTCCAAAAGGATGGTATTCTCAAACGTTTTTACCATCATTTTCATTTGGTGGCCTGCTTCTTATTGAACTGTCTGTCGAAGTATTCGTTGAATATGGCACGAACAAATAAACGTTGCTTTGAGGATTCTGCTTCGATCTTTTCGAAACGCTCAGTGATCTCTTCCTCAAGAGTTTCTATAGTGGCGTCGAGCTGCTTGGCTGTTCTGTAATTGTTATATACTTGCATAAGCAAAAAACATGATACAAAAATATTGAAGAGAAATTGCCCGTAAACGGCGAGATACATCTCAAGCTCCATATTATCGGTCTTCAAAATAATCCCAAACGCTATCTTCTATTTCTGCTATTTTTTGTCCGACCTCGCAGTCCTCACATTCTGTGCACCCCCCGAGATCGCATTTTTCACACGAGCAATTACAGAATAGTTCCACCTCTACAGAGTTTGTCCTTCTACCGCTATGCATACCTTATCCTCCTCGACCATCAGTTCCTCAAGAAATTCTTTGTAGGCGAGAAGCACGTTGATTCTGGTATAGTCTGATTCATAACCATTCGTATATAACTCATCCTCTACTTTCAACTCGTCTTCTGTGTCCTCAAGCAAGGACTTGAGGAGTTCTGATCGTCTAAAGAGTCTCATTACAGTTCCCCTAAAACGGTTACGAGAACTTTCAGGATAACTGCGAAGCTCATTACGAATAAAGCCGTGAAGGTAAATACCTCAACTAAGGCTTTCGCTGATTCTTTTGCTATCTTGTTTCGTTGTCTTGTTATCGTATCGTCTTTCATTTTACTTCCCCTTCTTGTCTTTACTATAGCACGGTACTGGGCATACTATCAAGTTTTTTACGGCAATAAAAAACTTAGCGGAGCAAAAAAACACAGAGCTAGCTACAAAAACGCTGGATAGACTCATGACCATCCTCTCAGCTAGTCCCCAAAACGGGGCTACCATAGCCACAACAAAGACTATACCTACGTAGGTAGCTACAGAGATGAGTGCCAAAAGAAACCAGCCAATAGGCTCTAGGGCTGCTCTCATATTACTTACCTCCTAATGTTCGTACGATAGAATACGCGATCGGCAATAGCATAGCGAACACTATGATTGTTAGCATTTCACACCCTCCGTCAAAAGTTTAATCTCTTCTGCTCTACGCTTCACCAAGCCCTCCGATTTCTTACCACCCGCATATATCCAGGTTTTGAGTTCCTTAGCAGCAGCGCAGACCTTGCCTTGTTTGGCCAACTTAGCAACCTTACTGTGCTTATAGGCAGATTCGCCTACGTTGTAGCTAAAACTCACAAGAGCTATAACTTGGTTGTCCTTCAACTGTGCCTTATCAACCAATTTAAAGTGTTTGTAAGTATCCCTAGCGAGCATAGCAAAGGCGTGCTCTTTGGTAACACACAAGGCTTCTGAGGCCTTAGAGCCAAATCCTACTGTGTATTGTTTGTGGTCGAAATACGCGGTGGGGTGGAAACCCTCGAGTGCTGCGATAAACTGTAGTATTTGCAAGAACAACATAAAGCCTCCCCTTAATCCCCTAGTGTGTCTAGTTACTCACAGTCAGCAAGTTCGTTTTGAATCGCGGTGCTGATTTGGTTTCTCTCATCTACTGAGATGATTCCGTCAGCGAGCAAGGTCCACAAGAGTTCCAGTTCCGTTTCCAGTTCTTCTTTTGTTTCTGTTCTCGTGTTCATGACATCCTCCTGCTTACAAATACATTATCTCAAATACACCCTATCCTGTAAATAAAAAAGCGTACAAAATAGTTAGGAGGTGTGTGCTTTGCAACCAGTACTACCGAACCCCTTCTCATCTCTAACTGAATCGTCTAGAGAATCTACCTGTTCGAGCTCAGCTGTGCTAATAGGCACAATAACCAACTGCGCTATACGTTTCTCCCGGCCTACATAGAATACATCTTCGCCATGGTTAATAAGCAACACCAAGATCTCGCCTCTATAGTCTGAGTCTATAGTGCCTGGTGCATTTAGCACAGTTACGGAGTCCTTAAAGGCAAGGCCTGATCTAGGTCTAATCTGTCCTTCGAATCCTTCTGGGATCTGAACGGCTACGCCTGTGGGAATTAGCGCAGTCTTTCCTGGCAAGATCTTGATGAGCTCTGTGTTGCAAGCTACTAGATCAAAACCAGATGCTCCAGCTGACATACGCTTAGGCATATGTGCCCAAGGACTCAAGAGTTTTACCTTTACTTGGGACATACGAAGTAAGCCTCCATGGTAGTTCCTGCTGGGTAGGTGATATCGATATCTGGTGTAACGCCTGTGTAGGTACGAGTGGTTGTGTGTGTTTCCACTTCTTGTGACTTGAATGAACGCTTGATGGTTCCGTTGCTGAAGCCTGTGAGCGTAGCTGCTCTACCCCAAGAGTTCAAATGAATTTCACACGAAACCGCTGATTCGCTCTTAACACCCACAACCGTTTCCAAGTGTGAGGTGTTGTCGTTAGGGAATAGGTAAAGGATTGCCACACCGCAACCTTCGTTACGCTTGATTGCTACCATCGAGTAGGCTAAGCAGCTGTCTAAGGGATAGCCTGTTTCGTTCATGCTGAACCCGCGCTGCTCGTAGTAGGCTCTAAACGAAGGCATAGGAGTTCCTGTAGGGGTGTATCCTATCGCTGTAGCGGTATTTTTGTATGATTCGTTAGTTATTTCACCTGAAACGAGGCCTGTTTGGTGATTAATTACCTCTGCAGCAGTAACTGCGCAGCTATTTGGTAGTACCCCTGCGAAGTCACCGATGAACAGCTGAGTATCTGCTGAGTTCTCGTAGGTCGTTACTGGCACATCTACTATCTGGCCACAGCCTGCGATTAGACAAACAGTTAAAAACATTACGTACCTCATATTCGTTCTCCCCTTCGTCATTTAACTACTGCTTTTTAACCTCGAAGCTGGCTTTGATAGCTCTATAATTGGCGGTTGCTTTCTTAACCCATTCACCCCAAACAACAAGCTTGTCAAGAGCTTTAGGAGGATTCTCTACAAGAGTCAACAACGCTTCCTCTGCTTCTTCTTTAGTTTTGAATTCAAATTTAACAAATGACATGGTATTTTCCCCTTCCTTTATTTAACTATATCAAGCCTTCTTGTCGTTCGCAAGTCTTTTAGCTTGTATGAACTCTTTTCTGTGCGATTTGAAACTATCTATCTTGGCATTTAGCTTCTCTATCAGAACGGATAAGAATCTGACTTCCCAAGCATCTCCCGCTAAAGCCCAATCTCTCCTTTCTTCTAGCAGCTTCTTTCGTCTGGTCTCGAGCCTTTTAAGGGTAGCACGAAAAACGGCCGAGGGAGATAATTTTTTCCTTTTCTTAATTTTCGGGCGCTTAGCTAAGGGTCTAAGTCTTTTCAACATAAGGCTCTCCTAAAGCAAGTCTCATATTCTCTACGAATTCGTCTACACTGAGGATCTCTCCGTGATTTTCCAGTATGTCCAAAATAGCCCATTGAAGATCTGTGAGCTTTTTTTCTATTTTTGCTCTTTCCCTGTCTATTCTTCTAACGCTTCGTCTGCTGTCTTGGCTTTTCTTGTTTATTTCCTTGGCTCTTTCGGGATTTCTCTCTTTCCACCTTCTGCTGCTCGCGTTCTTCGCAAGCCTTCTCCATTCCTTTCTATTCTTGTTGATGTGGTCAACACAGGTCCAGCAAACCTCAAGGCGTTTATGGGCGTGCTTAGGTGCATTAGCTGGAATCTTCATCTCTACTAGTCTAGGTGAAGGTAGTTCACAATACTTACAGTTAAACATATCTAATCCTCCTAGAAAGTACTATAGCATGGCACAGAAGACAAGTCAATATGTCCGACAGATAATTTTTTGTTTTTGCTGTGTAAGACAAATGTTGTACATGGGTTTTTGTACATTGCACCATGTGCTAAAACACACAATTACCCAAAAGTGACAGTTTCGTGCAGAAAAAATACTCTAAAAAATCGCTTATTGAGAATCGTTCTCAATAAGGGTGGACCAATATTACAGAAGTATCATATATATGATCCTCCCAAAACGCGGTTGGCAAAATGTTACATAAAATATCCTTATAAATCAACAAATGTTACATGAATTACTACTTGTTACAGAGGCAAATGAAACACATTCCCTTCTTATATATCAATAGGTTAGGTACATATTATCCTAAATGTTACATGAGTATACAACTATTAGCTGATAAAAGTACATAACATTCACTGTATTTTAAAAAACCTGCTGGATTACATACTTGTTAGGTAGGGTTTTGCAAAACTCGGCGTAACGCCCTTGTAACCCCTTGATATTCCGTGTTCTGTACAGAACGACCTAAATTGGGGGTTTTAACAACCTGTCAGAAGACACTTTCTTGTTGAGAATCATTAGCAATAAGGTCGATCGTCTAACCTACTGATAAAAGCCTTTAGACCCATAACTGTGATTATGTAAACTATATAATGTTTAATCGGTTGGAAAGTTTGACCCTCCCCCGCCCCTTAGCCGTTGAGTAGGGTACGTAAGAATTTCGCCACCATTTTTCAGGGAAAATTTTTTATTGACTTGTACAGAACCATCTGATATTATACTTAATGGAGCACCTAAGCTCCCATTTAACCCACGTGAGGAACAAAATGAAAATGCTACCTAGACCCGAAAACGAAGTAGAACTTGTAGAGATGTGGTACGCTAGTCTAAATGAGGGATACATTCTACACAAACTGCCGCTAAAGGCCGGATATGTCGTTACGCACGAAGAAGGCTACGAACCAGTAGCCCTAACTTTCGATGATTTCCAGGAACATATAGAAGAGGCTAAGGCTTGGCTTTTGAATGAATGGTGGGAAATCCTAAAATAGCTAATAGGCCCTTCGGGGCCTTTTTTCTGGCTAATTTTTCCCAGGAAATTTTCTAGGGAAAAGATAGTTCTGTACAAAACGCCACACCGAACGGATCCAATCCACCAAGAATACTTGACAAAGCCTAAGGGTCTTGGTATAGTGAGAATATGAAAAAGATAGAAATGGTCTTGACCGGGACATCAAAAAACGGCGGAGACCCTCTTTTGTATTTTGATGTAGTTACCGAACTGACTTTGTTTAGTAGCATTTCCCAGGAACTTTTAGCAAGGGTGACCGTAAACACTAAAGGGGATTACCTGGTTTATAGAGTACCAGGCTCTAGGGTGGACACTACGGAAAAAGGCGACGCTTTATGTAATGTTATTCTTAAAAAGTTAGAGAACCTTAAAAAGGAGGAAGGATGAAAGTAGTAATTCTTGATCTTGAGATGAATCAACCCTCCGATAAGATCATCCAAATCGGCGCGGTAGCCTTGCATATCAATTCCGAAGCCACAAAGCCTATAGGAGAGTTTAACTCTTTCGTGAATCCTAAAGAGACCCTGAGCCCAGATATTGTGGAGCTCACAGGTATTTCACAAGACCAGGTAGACTCCGCAGAAGAGCTTCAAGAGGTCTTCACTAAGTTCGAATCTTGGGTCTCAGAACAAAACCCCCAACTATGGGTATCTTGGGGAGGGGATTGGGGATGGTTATATGACCAGG